TGCCTCATTTGTTCCATCTTCATCAAGTAAGTCTTTGTCTCCATAAAATGGGGCTATTTGAAGTGAATAATGACCGGCATAATCTACTCCAACCCATTTTCCCTTTGTTATTCCAAGTTCTTTCATTGTACCAATTATTAAAATCATGTACCAAAAAAGGAGGTGAGAAAAGGTTGGTACTTCCTCTTTTATCAGGACATGACCCCTGACTATCTCACCCCAAAGATACGAAATATTATTCATTATGCTGCTAATAATATCCATTCATTTTCGTTATGTCCTAAAGATACCATAACGCTTTTATAGTACCTCTTTTTACGCTGTGCCTTCAACCTTTGATAATGCCGCAACTTTAAATATCGCCCGCCGTCCATTGCCCATGCGACGGGTATCATGCCTGAAATGACGATCACACCCACCAGCGAAGGAACGAGAACCAATAAAATTGAACTAACCCTGAATCTCCCTTCACTGATTAAGCTCTCCGGTTGCAGCGGACGGCCATTAAGTATGTAGTTTGTATATTTCATCTTAAATATCCCCAAAAAATAAGAATCATCGCCACCAATGCGTATATGATCACGGCCGCAAATGCCATGCGCCGTATCGACCGGTTAGAGTAAAAATCATGCTTCATCTTCATTGATTTTAACCTCGTAATAAGCGTTATACTCACAGAACAGTCGCAATAGCGGCCTTATCCCCGTCAGATAGAACCACCACTCGCGCCAGACTTTGTGTCGCTCAAAAGACACGATATCAAGCCCGGCGCGCCTGAGTAATAACCGCATACGGTAGTCATCAATCTCATGATAGTGACCCTTCCACCATAGTAATTTACCGCGTCGTGGAAGGATAATGAACATCCGCGTTTCGGCAATCATGTACTTTTTTAGCTCAAGGATTGTAAATAGTGGATTGAATTGATGCTCGATGGTATGCGAATATAGTATGTAATAGATCGGGCACCGGCTGGCGGGTGGGTAGCTGCTGAGACCAAACCGCTCATCCAAATCGCCAAGTGTATTCCAAATCATTGATCCGAACTCACGTTCAACCGCATCAGTTAAGGGACTTCGTTGTCCTATGTCAATAATCGTATAAGGGCCAAGATACATCCTGCGATATAGATATTCCAGCGTCGTGCGTTGCACGTTGCGATTTTGCTCCGTGTCGTAATACGGGTATTTTGTCAATTCTTCGATCATGATATTTTAATTATGAAAATACAATTCGCGTTGTCGATAGTCTGCTTCAATTTTCTTTCTTGCCCTTGCCCGCTTTTTATTTATTAATTTTCTTTTTAGTGCCCAAATTCGCATTGTTCCAAGCCTTGCCACATTTAAAATTTCTTCCTGTGAAAACTTTTGATGATGTGGATTGGGCTTAGGTTCCCTAACTCTTTTAATGTTCAGGATGTCCATGCCATAAATACCGCTCCTGCTCAATGACAATATGCCGGCGTGTTCGGGAATAAATTCTATACAATTTTCAAGATAGTCGGGAATAGCAAAGTATAATTCCTTAATCCGATCGTCCTTGTGGTTGTGACCTTTTTCTAAATCCTTTTTCAAATCTGAACGGCTTACTTTAATTTCAACCTCAATAACTACACCGCTTCTTCTTACAACCAATAAGTCACATTCATGCATATTCATGCCCCATGAAATATTAGGAACAATAATACATTGTCTCACTCCAAAATAATTGGCTATACGCTCCTCAATCTCAATGGTTGTAATCTTGTCTTTCATTGAATATTATTTCAACCCCTTATACATTTCTGTCAACACCTTAGTATCTATTGCCCAGTTGTATTTTTCGAGTACGGCCTTAATACCATTGCGACCATTATCAAGAAGTTTGCGATTATGGTCGATTGCTTCAATTGTTCCGGCCAAAAGTTCGGCATCTCCGGCCTCGAACCAGTATCCACAGTTCGCGTCAGTAATTACCCTCATCAGATACGGGCAATTAGAGGCCAAAACGGTCACTCCGGCATACATGGCTTGAAATATCTTATGTGGGCAGGTCGTGTCGTTATTCGCATTGCGGAGGTGGGGTATTATTGCTATATGCGATTCGGAGAGCAAGCGCATGAAGTCCGGGAATGACTTCTGATGTTTGAAAACGACGTTCGGCATACCCACGGCCTGCCGCTGCAATGTCTTACGATAACTGCCCTCGCCGACAATCATCAGCATCACAGCTGCATGACCTCGGGCGTTGATTATCTTCATTGCCTCGATCGCGGTCTGGATACCCCGGTGCTTGTTCAGCCCGCCTCCATAAAAGATGCGCAATATTCCATCAGCAGGTGCAGGCGTGAATGCCACCGTAGGCATCGTATCGAGGTTGACGGTATTACGGACGACTGCAACAAAAGGAGATAATAGGAAATAGGCCGAAACTATTCTCTCTGCTGATAATTCACTCACCACAATAACGCGATCGGCTATTGTAACGTAGCGTTCTTCAAATCGTTGCCATGCCTGGTCGGAATGAAATATTCGTCCCAGTAGTTTCTTTGTATGCGTTGCCTCATGAAGAAGTGCGGGCCAGTTCTCGTGCAGATCCAAAACAAACCTTGCGCCGCAGACCCGCGAAAGTTCGTATCCCACACGTGCCAGTGGCAGGTCATGGACATGGATAACATCGAACTGGTGACGTGAGATAAGGGCAAAAGCGTGCCGGCGCCAGAATGATTCATAATATCTCAACCACGGGTGGGCGATCGCCGTCTTTGCCCGAAACTTCGAGATACGGCGGCGGATGATTGTCAGTCCGCGATCCGTCTCAACCTGGTCAGATGTGCCCCGGCAAAGGAGCGTGACATGATGATCGGCCTCGATCAGTGTGCCGATTTCATTTTCGACTCTCAGGTCGGGAGGGTAATTCGATTCGAGAAGCATAAGGATTTTTTTCATTTTGTTGTTTATTTTGTTTTTGCGGCATTATCTTATCTCAGACATATAATCTTACCACTTTATGCCCGAAAGTCCACCACAGGGCAAATTATAGGGCAAATCTGGCATTCTGATCATGTTATTCATATCACCAAAAGAATTAATACTACAATTATCCCGACCACGCTCCAGAACAAACACCCCAAAAATGTCCATGCTATGACTGCGATTTCGTCGGGCCGTTTCATTGTTTTTCATTTAAAAGTTCGGGGTTCTCATAGATATTGCCGATAACCTCCATAAAATCACAAGAAAAACTATCTTCACCACCGGATGTCACATTAAAGTATGCATACCGATGTACTCTCCAATAATCCTCCTTCCATTTAATGACAAACCCTGCCATTTGTGGATCATAACAAACCTCGCCAGTAAAAACTCCAGGCCTATCACTTCTGATGATGTCCCCCTCATATATCTCCTTGCCGAGACGGTCCTTTAGCCCAGTGAACTGCATAAGTTCAAATCTATCAGGCCACATACTTTCATGAACCAATCCCTGTATTGTATGTGCAGATAAGTCACCGCCGAAACCTACTAATAACTCAAATAGGTTTCCTTTGTATGCTTCATGTATCGGTTTATACCAGCAGTCATTCTGCTTGTCCCATGCTCTGAATTTAATTTCTTTTTTCATTTTTTGCAATTTTATAATATACCCAGTCAATCAGTTCGACAACCACCAGCCCCGCCATAAGCGGAAGGATTAAGATGATTTCTATTATGCGTATCAGGACATGTTTCATCATCAGTAAATTATATCCTGTAACCATTGCCTTGTCATGCCGTCGGGCAAAATTATAAAATCCGCCGCCATGACAAGACCCGTCAGACGTGCGGCGCGGACCCTAGGGCACCCGGCATCGGGTTGAATACGCCCGAATAGTACATCGTTAGCCGTCGGCCTCATTATCTCCTGCCCCTTGTCATCAACGACGACGAGAACGTTATTCGTCGCATGACATACGGGAAGTGTCCGGGACGATTCTCTCAATGATTGTTTCTGTGCTTCGACACGCCTGAATTTTCTGCAACTGCGGCATTTGATTACTATACTCATACTTTCTTGACCTCGTACCGAGGGCTTATTAGTTGATCGTGATCACACAAAAAATTTACAATCAAAACATTTATCTCCGCTGCCCCGCCCTGGTTTTTAAGCAAGGCAGGTAGGGCCATGATAAAGGTTTTCTTATTCATCCGCCGCTGGGCCCTGATCTGAAGTCCATCCTGACGGACAATGACGGCACCGGTCAGAGCATCACAGAGGTTAAGGGATTTGTTTTCCTTGTAAATAAACATATCAAAACCTTCGTATCCGGGGATAACAACCGCAGTCGCCATGGGTTGCCAGAGGTATTTGATATAGACTTTACCAACGGTACCATATTCGCGTGCCAGGTAAAAACGATCACTGACTTTGCGGTAATATTCAAGTATGGAGTTTGAGGAGGTCATCATATTTTGGTTTTCGGGTTTAAATCAAAGATAAACTCTACGATACGTTCAGGTTTCTCGACCTGTAATAATACCCATTCGGCATCAACTTCGTGGCACAATATTTCAAGGTGATTATCCCAGCAGTAATGCTGCATACGGCTTAATTTTCTCCCATCAACGGGATGTCTATGTACGATCTCATAAAACGCCTGGATATGTCCATCGATATAAGTGACAAGATCAGGATAAAACTTCCATCCGTCGATATTTAATTCGACTTCCGTCCGTACCTCAAAACCACCTGCCTCGAGCCATGATTTCAAAACAACCTTCGCCGCCCTATGCTTATAGCTTTCTAATATGGAACGTCCTCTCTTTGCTCCCATTGCGATTCGGTATAATCAATTATTTTCTGTTCGCCTTCTTTTACAAGCCAGTTCGTGTTATCCCAATTTTTCCCTTTTTGAAATCGTCCATTGACATAGTTATAGTTTAATTCCGACACGCCGTTATGACCGAGATATTTGAATTTAATTTTTTGCCAGTGTACCTCGACCTCATTAAGCAGTACATTATTCCCGTCACTTTTGCGATGAATTGTAAAACCATAATCCGCCTTGTTGTAAAAGTTTGCCGAACCAGATATATCATAGAGCGTCGGGATTTTGATTTTGCCATTTGGCTCACGGTCCATCTTACGGGGATGAGCAATAAGGAAAATAAGTACATCATTGAACCGCGCAAAAGTTGTGAGCTTATCCAGGAACCGGCTGATGTATTGTGTCTCGCTGTCTTTGTATTGATGTTCGAGACGGTTATAGGGATCAATGACGAGTATCTTAATTCCCCGTGATTTAATTAAAACCTTCGCGGCCTGCAGAACGCTATCAACTGTAAAATCCTCTTCATTCAGGATGTAAAAAAAGTTTTCCCGGAGGTAATCAAGAGCCATCTCATAATCAAGGTCGGTCGAAGTTTTATCGCTGAATTTTTTACCGATTAGTTTTTCATATAGTTTTGAATAGTGATACTTCAATGGGTAATTTTCGGGTGTGAAGAAAGCACCTCTCCATCCATATAAAACGTTCATTTTTATTACCAGGTGATCAACGAACTCCGATTTTCCCGACGCTGGGATTCCAGTAACAATTGCAAGACGTCCCGTTTCCCAACGGATATATTCGTCAAATGATTCGTTCAGTATCCTACCCGGATCGCTGCCACAATGAAATAACTGTTCTATGTCATTCGCCAGGTTGTCAACCGTGACAATTCCCTTTATTGGAATAGGGACGGCGTTTTTAAGTAGATCGTGAAAATCACTACCATGTTCGATTAGATAAGCATTTGCATCTTTACAGTCTTTAAAACTTACGATCAGACATCGTTCAGGACCCAGGCGTCGGGCGAGTTCGTCCCGGAGTTCTATTCCTTTTGTGTCCTGATCCGTAGCCAGGTATATTGTTTTGATATTATCAAACAAAGTGTGATATGTGTCAAGGTATTCAAGTTTTATATTCGCCCCGTTAGGTACTGAAACAACGTTTAAAAAACCACATTGAATGAATGCAAGGGCATCCATTTCGCCTTCGACAATAATTATTTCTTCATTACTCAATAAGACATCCTGATTATAAAATATCAACTCAGCTCCGGCGTGAAGTCGGAATGATTTATTCTGACCCCGGTATTTAATGTTAACGAGTCTGTCCTGAAAAAAGAATGGGAAACATACAACCTCAATCTCTTTACTGAACTGCGGCATGAATATCTCATCACTATAAATTTTCATCAAGTTCAGTGTCTCCTGAGAAATCATACGCCCTGTGAACCAATGAACAGCCCGGTCTGTAAGTTGTGTTTTATTCTTCCATTCCGGGGCCGTATACTCTTTTGTCGAAGGATTAAAAACATAGAACGAAGCTGTGCAGTTGTGACAATAACCGATTTTTTCATTCGAGTTCCAGGCAAAACATTTATCATTTTTCTTTTTGCGTGAAGCGGAACACTCAGGACAGAGATAGCGTTCTTCCGGTAGTTGATCTTTCGGAGCAAACTCATAAAGTATTCCGGTGACTGTGCTTTTTATATTCACATCGCAACTTTTAAACCGTGTTTTTGAACATCATATTTACCTTCCAAAACCTTAATAAAATTATTAGGACGCATTAACCATTCAAAATCAGCCTTCCATGCCCTATCGTTAATGCCATTTAAAAACTCACTCTCTCCTGCCTTTCTTAAAACTTCGGTTATTTTCTCCATTCCAAACTCAGCAAATCGGGCATTGATATAACCTTTGCGTAAATCTGTCAACTTTTCAATTCTTGACATTTTTGGACAAAGTGAATGATAGTTAGAAATTATAAGAGTATAATTAATCTTTATATCTTTATCTGTATCTATATCTGTATCTATATCTGTATCTATATCGGTATGTTTGGTATCGGGTCGTATACGGTCGTATTCGTTCGTATTTTCTTTATTCCATCGTATTTCTACATTCTCTTTGTTTTTCAGGCACTTAGCCTCATAAAGTTTTAAATCCCTTTTTAATTTTTGTTTGATTGGTTCGAATAAAAGTCCAGTAATTCTGTCAATTGGTTCAGGATTGAGGTCATTAACATAGCGGAAAAAATGTTTAATTAACCGTCCGGCCTCCTCATCAGTCAATGCTTCAAAGGTTGTAATCCAATCCCGGTAAACGATTATATTATTTTTACCCTCAGCCATAATATATAAAATAAGAAGCCCCCACAAAAGAGAACCACCGGGTGTTCAACTGACAGGTATGCCGGTCTCCGGTGGTGTGCTCCCTTATGAGGGCTAATGATATTTCAGCAAGTTTTGACATACCTTAGTTGAACATTGCAAACTTAAACTATTATTTGGAACGGCGATCATTTGTGGCGAATTAATTATTAACAAGTTCATATTGTTCTATTGCTTTAAATATCTGATATGCAATTTGCGGAACGATTGCATTGCCATAAGCCTTTATACTTTCGTTTCGATGTTTAGAAAAGGTAATTCCAGCCAGTCTATCGGATAGCCCATCATCTCTGCTACAAAGTGGGGATTGAGTTGGGAAGTCTTGCCAGTCATTTCGTATGCATGTTTTTGTAATCCGTCCTGGTTTCTCTTGCCCGTGTTTTTCGCAGGATTGTCGTCTGCACAGGGGGTAGACAATAATCTGCTTATCATATCCGGTAGCGTTTCCCCGTACACATTCCCGTTTTTCTTTTTTGTTCCGGATGTAGTTATTCCCTTCCAATCTCGTTGATTTGGTGTTGGGAGTATATTCTCTACTATCTTCTCCATAAGGCTTCCTTGCTTCCTCTCTCTGCTTGCTGTCAATCTTTGAGTTGATTCTACCGTCTGACTGCAATAGGTTGGACTTACCGCTATTGTAGGCAACAAACCAAACCCTATCCCTCCTGTGGGGAGCGTTGACGGAACAAGCTGGAAGAACATACGGTTGTACTTCGTGCCCTTCAGCCTCCAGGTCAATCTGCACCTGGTTGAATACCACCCCTCCATCCCAATTAGTAATGCCGAAAACATTCTCCCCCACAACCCATGTCGGTTTAATCTCCCGTATTGCTCTAAGCATCTCCGGCCAGAGATGTCTGTCGTCCTCTGTGCCTTTTCGCTTGCCTGCCATTGAGAAAGGTTGGCATGACTAAGGGAACCCACCGGTAACGATAATCTCGTCATTTCTCCAGTGGGTCCCAAATCGTTTAATAAGTTCAGTGTTAATTGTTTCATAAGTAAAAGAATGTATATCTCCGTGATGATATGCTTTAGGCCAATAGTGATTTAATATTTTTTGACCAAACGGATTAATTTCACACGTTGCTAATGTTTCCCATCCCATCCAACTTGCTGCCAACGAAAATCCACCAATTCCCTCAAATAATCCTATGTGTATCACATTTACGGCCTTTAGTGTATTGATTATTATGAGGACTATATTTACTTGTATGTTCAGGTTTTGGCAAACACTCAAAATTACTGATTACATTATTTGCCCTATCTTCATCCAGGTGGTGAATATCAAATCCTTTAGGTATTTTTCCTTTCTCCTTTTCCCAAACATATCGATGCATTAAACAACGATCATCGGTTGTTAATGAATAATATCCAGTATTCCTTAAAGTGAATTTTTTACCGTCATACATTTGAAATGGTCTAAAGTTTGGACCACGTAAAACAAAATGACGTTCTTTAAATGCTTTGTAAACACATTGCCTTGTTACTCCTATTTGTTCCGCCACCTGTTGAAGCGAAAGTCCATCTAAGTAGGATTGATAGGCATTATCATAAACAGGATTCTTTTTTTGTCCCATGTGTCAAAGGTATATTATATAATTGACATTTGCAAACCAATCCCAGAAAAGAGTGAACCATGCCTCATTTCAATCCTCTCATGTACTCGTCAATAACTTGCCGGGCGTTATCAAACCCGATCGCAAAACCCGTCTGGTAGCCCCGGAGATGAAGTTGCAATAAACAGTCACGTTGCTCGCGTATGTGATCCGTTGTGGGCTCACCGTTGCGTTTATATAGCTTCACTCCTTCGGCCTTTATCTCAAGTGCCAAGGCCCCGAACCCGCCGCGTTTTTCATAGATGACAAGGTCAGGAAAACCCCGATCACCTTGCAGGCTTTTCATCTTACCTGCCTGAGCGATTGAAAGATTACTACCTTCGAGGTCCCAGTGAAAAATCACTTTCGGGTACTGCATTTTTAGATAAAAAGCGATTGCCTTACAAAGTTGATATTCGCGGTAGTTTTGCATGATCAGAATAATTTTTGTTGCTGTTTGTGTATCTCAAATCTCTTTTTACCGGCCTCAAAATAGTCTTTATCTATCTCGCAGCATACCATTTCAGTAATGCCAAAATCATAGGCAGCTATGACCGATGACATAGATCCGCCATGCGTGTCAAGTATCCTATCACCTTCTTTGGCGTAGTGCTTTAAAAGCCACTCATAAAGGGCTATCGGTTTTTGAGTAGGGTGTATTTTATTAGTTTCGTTTTGTACTGAATAGCGAAACATCTTATTTGCCGTATCAAATGAAGTCCAGGCAAAATCAAACATCCCAAAGCTCATACCTTCGGGTTGTTTCTTGTCCCAAACTATACAATGCTTAGTTATTCCTATGTTATAGTAATTGCCACCCCAAATAATCTGATGCTTACTAACCCTAAAAAGCTCGATGAAGTAATTGGCATCTATTGGTTTGTCATCCCATGCTTTCGCACTTAGCCCCCTATCTGTTACAAGCCTTGCGCTCCTCCCTATACCAATTCCAAATTCAGGGTCAACAATGGCAAGGTCAAAATACTTGTCAGGGTACTCCGCCATTTTAATCATGCAGTCAATGTTAAAAAGTTCGATCATCAGAACGGATTTAAGTTCATGTTAATTGTCATCCCCGGCGTGGCTATATATGTCTGCTTACCTGTCATGCGTTGTATGTCATCGCGAAAACCGACGGATGATGAATTGGATGACGAAAGATGTATCAGTACAATATTTCGTACTGCCCGCAGGTCATTCGCACGTAGGAACGCCCGGCAGGTTTCGAGTGACATATGTGAAGATACGACACGGTTACGCACGGGCAATATCGTCCGGCCCGAGGTGGTATTTATGTCAAGGATCTCATCTGAGTAATTAGCCTCTATAATAACTTGGCTCAGTCCCCTGAATTTGTAATGACAATAAAGTGTGTCGGTAATAAAGCATACCTGTCCGCATTCGTCAGCCCGAATAAGATAGCCGTAACATGTGACGTCATGAACCAGTGCGAAAGGCATGACCGCGAAAGGGCCAAAGTTAAGAGTTACCTTCGGGGCCAGCGGAATAAAGTTGTGATGCGCCAATCCTTTCTCCTCAATCGTTTCCGGGGCAGCATAACACCGTATCCCCGCCGCAAGGTACTCGCCGACACGGCCCGAGTGATCTTGGTGAGAATGGCTCAGGATTGCTCCGTGAACTTTTGAAAGATCAAAGTTTAATATCTCTTTAACCTTCGCGAGTTTAATGCCCGTCTCAATGATAAGGACGTCCCCTGCGGAAGACCGCAGGAGATATCCGTTACCTGTAGACGACGAACCAAGTACAATCAGGTTCATAATTTAATTACATTAAATAATTCACGTTGATCAATAAGCCGTATTACAATAGTGAATTGCATTGAGAGATATATTGCCGCTGGTTTTACTCCCCAGTTTCTGTAATACACAGACTTTTTTTCGAGTGCGAGTTTGCACAAGTCATTAGGGTCAGTAATGACCCCACCTTTAAAGCAGTTTTTGCTTATCTTTTCCATTACTCAAATATTTTTTTGATATCGGACCTTAGTCTGACAAATAATAAACATGCTTGGGCAACTGCCATAAAAATATCAACCCATTTGCCTGGAGCGTCAAGAGTGTCTATGTTGAAATTGGTACTCGTTGCGTCGTGTACCCCCTTGAATTTATAACAAACATTCTGCTTGTCGCAAGTAAAGCAGCTTCTTTCGGGTGTTTCCATGATCAGAACCCCGGCATCCGTCCGTCAGCCGCAGGGGCCTCCGGTTGTTTTGTTTCCTTCACCTCCTCGGCCTGTGGGATCTCGTCCTGAATAGAAAGCTCCTCGACATTGGCATCCTCCATTTTTGCCAGTGCGGCGGCTGAGGCAGGGTCACTATCGGATATCACATTATCTTCGAATAACGCCCCGTCGTCGGAGGTCGAGATAAAGAGTTTGCAGGCACGTGATAATACAGTTTTTTTACTCATTTCCGACGGGAAATTCTTGTGTGCCGGTGACTGACCTTTTGTTGCGCCCTGTGCCCATGCCTGACGTATCTGAGCCATGCTCATGATCTCGACATATGAAGTGCCGTCCGCGAGCGTGAGCGTCGCATACGCGCCCCTGATCTTATTGTCGTCGATGTTCTCGAATGCCTGAACATGGGACACAATTGTCTTTAATCCGGTAGTAGGATTTACCGAGTATTTAAATTCGTCGCCCTCGTAAATGACGTTAACCATCGGCACGCCCTGGATACCTCCCAAGCGCCGGGCAAGGGCAATTGTACCGTGATACTCACGCTGCATCAGCAATTTGTCACCATAGGCAATGAAGTCACATTGTTTTTTTATCGGGTTCAATCCCTGAATTACCATGTTCAGCAAGGCGTTCGCAATTGACTCCTTTGTACAGGTTTCGAGGACGGGTTTGCCTTCTCGGTTCTTTGTCTCGAGCAGTATCAGCCACGCTGATTTTAGGGCGTTCTCCGGCGAGTAATTGGTCGGAAGATGTATATCACCGGCCTTCTGGAAGTGTGCGATCTTAACCAAAACGGCATCCGCGACGTTCTTCTGAAGGACCTCCAGCGCGGTGGTCTCGTTCGGGTTTTTCTTTTCTGCCCCGGTCTTGGCGGGTTCTTTCTTTGTCTCTGTCATAATTTATTTATTTGACTTGGTTTTCTTTTCTCCAAAATTGGTATCAATAAATATTTCATTACCGGCCATCTGGTTCCAGATTTCAGCTTTTTCGCTTTCAGGAATATCCCGAATAAGGCAGAGTTTCAATTGTTTGTCGATGTAAGTAAAGAAATAGTGCCTACTTTTATAAGCGATACGTACCGTGAAAAGCTCATCAAGTTCCATATCCTTTAATCCGCGCTTCACCTCATTGGCAATACTTTTTGCCTGCGAGATAACAAAATCGTAAGCCTCTTCTGCAGTTTTGAGCTTCTTCTTTGCATCATTCAAAGCGTTTTCTGCATCAGAAAGCCCCTTTTCATAAACAGGAACTTGGTTCTCCATAATATCGGTACATTCGTTTCGAAGGTCTGTTTTCTCCTTAAAATCCATGTGACGAGCCGCCGTTATTGCGCTGTTAACGGCGATCAAATTACTGCCGAGAAAGGCCATTGCCTCTTCAGCATCTTTAAATTCACCAAAGGTTTCGGGAACATTACTCCCGTCATGAGCTACATTAAACTCAATGTTTGCTGGTCTGTAAAATTCATCTTTCATAATTCTATTATTTTAGTTTGTAATTCAGGTTCGGTAGTAACGATCAGCCGTATAAGTTGTGACCGTGTAGGTATTATCTGGTTGACGGCTTCCGAATTATCAACAAAAATCGGGGCCGTACAATCATAAAATTCTGATAGTGTGTTAATAATATCAATCCCGGCGTTAATCCGTGCGGCGTTATTTGCCGCTCCGAACGGTACGCCGTCAATAAGTATCTCACAACATGGTTCTGTCCCGCCGTTGATCAGATGCGTGAACATCTTAAACCGGACGGTCGCAAACTTGCGGTTAATCTCATCCTCGATCATCGTCACGCGCACACGTTCGAACTTATCGATAAGGAATTCCGATTTTTCAAGGTCGGCAAGTTGCTGCGAAAGATTGCGTTCCTGCAATTTCAAATCTTCAATACGACTGCGGTTTTTCATCTCAACTTCCTTCAGGACGAACTGAGCTTTTAATTTATCCGAGCGGTCATTCACGTCCGTCAGTTGAGCCACGAGGTCCCTGGTGTCGACCGGCGCAATGTCTTCGATCTTTGCAGTAAGGGCGGCAATCTCCTTTTTAATAATCTCGCCCGGGTCATCCAGTGATCTTAAATCGGGTACATTTGCCGGGGTTTCTTGCAGAACTTTCAGTTTAATGTTTTCTTCATTCAGCACTTCCAATTCCATTTTAATTAACGTCTCGGACTTTCTAATTTCCTCCTGCTCATGTTCGATGTTCTTTTTCAAGTGCTCGCCGGCCTGAGTGATGCGATCCAATCGCGTGACCTTATCGGCATTGAATTCTGCTGTCATCTTCGCCGTCCTTGCCTCAATGTCGTCCTTTGGCAGCGACTGACCACAAGCGAAGCATACGAGGGCAATTTTACCCGTGTCGGGTTGTTCGGCATTGACGCGGTTCCACTCCTCACGTTTGCGGTCAATGTCCGCCGTCATGTCATCAATAGTACGCTGCCGCGCCTTGATGTGTTCCGCATAAGAATTAATTGTGTCCTCGTGCCTTGCAATACGCATCTTCGTACCGTGTATCTCCGTCGCAAGTTCGTTGCTACGCCGGTCGCGGGCAAGGGCGTCCTGATTTTCGAGGCCCTGAAGTTTTAGTTTCAATGTTTGAATTTCATGCTGTATGGCGATGTTCTCTTTATTCTTCGCTTCATACCGGGCAGTCTTACTCTTAATTTTTTTGTCAATGTCAGTGGCTTCGGCCTCAAGCGTATCAATTTGTTTTGCAATGGCCGCGTAATCTACCCCGACGGGTATTGCCCGCATAAGTTCGTCAATGCGAGGCGGAACCTGGATGAGTTCGTCTTTAATCGCTTTCTTTTTCCCGGCTACCTCGCGACGGTAGAGGTCAATAGGTTTGCCGGCCATTGTTTTGAGTAATGCGGAGAACTCCGGCATCATTTCGCCGATAGTCGTATCTGACACGGGCCGGACAATTTTAAAGAGTATCTCACGACGTTGATCCCAGCGCAGCGAAGCGAAATAAAACGGGTTGGTGAGCATCTTAAATGTCTCTTCAGTTAGTACGGCATCAACGGCCTTTTTGTATTCGTTCTGCAGCATCGGTACTCCATCAACTTCGAACACGGTTTCATGACCAGTGAATTCTGTTTCTTCCTCACCGCGTTTTTTTTGCCATTTCTCGCGGTACGTGCGACGAAAGGTTTTTTCCATGCCGTCAATCACCAGTAAACCTTTTACCGAGGTATCGACACGGTGAAGCGGTTCGTTGTTTTCATCCAAGGTTTTGATCTGATAGTCCTTGCGATCTTCAATATCTTTCCCAAACATGAGCCAATTCCACGCATTGAAAATTCTCGTCTTTCCAGAGGCGTTTTTTCCGCTAATGTCTGTTATTGCACCAAAATTAATCGTTTGGTTCTGTGCCCCCATAAAATTATTAAGGGTGATTTCTTTTAATTGTACGTTCATATTTATCTGGGTTTTTGTGTTAATGCTCTTTCTGTACTCCATCCTAATCTTATTCTGTAATTAATGAGATATCCTGGTATATTGACTATTATGGCCCAGTCAACTACTTTTTTTGTGACACCATTAAGTGTTAGGATTTTATTATTTCTTCGATTTCTTGACTGTAATGATTGCGGTATCCACATACAATTTGAAGGTTCATAATTACTGCAACCATTAATTCTTTCAATTGTAAGTCCTTCTTTATATCCACCTTCCATTGCCCATCGGTAAAAAGAGGAATAATCATTTGCCCATTCCTCACAGACAATTATTCCACTGCCACCATAATATTTAAACATTTCATTTTTATTATTGGAGCACCTTTCTTTCATTCCCATCCATACTCGATAAAGCTTGCTTCTCTTCCCGGTTATTGGATCGAAATACAAACCATGAACAATATGCGATTCGCCCGTTCTTTCTCTTTGCAAACAGCCACAACTTTTAGTATGACCATTTTTAAGAACACCACCCCGAACAATGAATTTGTTCCCGCAATCACAAATAACTCTCCATAAGGAATCGTATTGCTTATTTCTTCCTTCAAAAGACTGGACTATTAGTCGGCCAAATCTATCTCCCAAAATGATCTTCATGGTTTATAAGTGTTTAATTATTCCTATCAGTGTCATTACAAGGAAGTATATCCCTGCTGCGATCATTGCGCTCATTGCGAGCAGTTCCCAGTCAATGCGCTTGCGTTTCATCTCATTTGTTTTTTAAAGTTTCAAAATAAAATAATCTATTGAATTAACTTTTCGGTCAATATTCATAACCAATTCACAGTGGCCGTTTTTATTGAGTTTTTTCAACATTGAGGATAAGTCGGTGATATAATATTTACGTTTTAAACTTATTAAAAAAGGATCACTTCCATTGATCCGTTGCGAACCATATTTATTTTTTAATTCTTTTAGAAATTCAATCGTCCTTAAGTGTAGATATTTAAATGGATCTTCACCTTTTATTAATGTGGGTAGATCATTATTTAATAATGATTTTAGTTTTTTTGTTTCATCCTCTGTAAGAACCAAACAAGTTAATCCTGTTGTTGTTTTTAAGATGTCCATTTCTTTGGTGGTTTTTATTTCTTTTATTTTTAAAAAAATATTCCTCCACGTTCAACCGGGTTTGCACCCATCAACTCAATAAGGAGGTAATTGGTTACTTTTGCATAAAAGTCCTCTGAGTTGCAGAGTGTCTGAAAATTCAATGTCACCGTGTCGCCGTCGAATTGAAAGAATACGATCTCATCAGCATAATATTTCTCCGGGTCAATCACTCCATTATCGACAAGCTCGGCAAAGAGTGCATCGGGAATACGTACCCAGTGCTTGTACTTCTTTGGCTTACGGCGCCCATTTTGGATCAGTCCCATGATGAAGTCAGGGGTCATCTTATTCGCACATTGTTATATCAACAATATTCTGAAATCCCAGGGGACTGAATTGATGGCCGTCGATAAGATTGAGAGTATCACCGCAGGCTATGAATACCGGACCCTCCTGAACACTTATTGTATCTGCGTCATTCATTATGATAAGTACATGATGACACTGCTTGCATTCGAGGGTAATCTTTGTGCAGGAGATAGATAAAAAAAGGATCAATAAGAACAGTAGTGTTTTCATGTCACCGCGACTTTTGAGCCAGTCCAATTTCAGCACATTCAATTAGGAATTGTGCCTTCGTCTTTTCTTTTGTAATGTGGCCATCGTGCCTTAATTTAGTCATAAGGACATCAAGTTTATAGTTAAATTCCTTCGGGAGTTTTAACTGAATAGTTGTGAATTCTTCCATGAGATAGAGTTATTAATTAGACCTTATTATTTCATTAACTATATGAATACTGTCGTGGTGTACCTTCTCATTACATGAGTAGCCATATGTAACTTGATTACATGCATCTTTTTGTTCTGCTGACAATGACAAAGTGTTAAGTGCCATTATTGCAGTATCATATTGTACTTTTGTCGGCACATATTCGCCGCCGGCAGTATTGTAATCAAAGCTACTGGTTGCTCTTCTTTTTTCTTCTCTCTGTGCCTTGCGCTGATTATATGCAGCGGCAAATTCTTCATTTTGCATCTTTTGTGCAAATTCACGTCTTGCTGATTTTGAAGGGTGCCAGGTTTTCATGATTGTTCTTTTAATTTGTTGTAACAAATATAACATATATAATTGATATAACAATATATTTTAATAATTATTTTCAAAAGATTTGACGAATGTGCCTTTTTTGGTGACGAAAAAAATAGTCACTTAGATATTAACCGCACAATTAACACCTTATTAACAAGAAAAGAGCCACCCGGCAGCAGGTGGCTCAGAGACATGAACAAGCCTGAAGAACCCTTCAAACTTCAGGTAGTCATGCAGTTAGAATGTGTGATTAACTCCCCACATCAGGAACCAGTTTTGCTTAAATGAACTATTTTTGACAAAGTCATAACCAAGTCCCACGGACGGGCTAAGACCGTACAGATCGAAGGCCGAACAGGTTAAAAGTATACCCGCGTTCGGTCGCTCGATAGTCGCCAGGCTAAGTTGTGCCGCAAATGAATAAACATTATACGGCTGCTCGTTAACCAACTTGTAAAGTGAGTAACTAATGCCAAGACCTACGCGGGTAGCGAATGAACTTTCAAGCTGGGTGAATTTCCCGTCGATGTACAGAGGTTTAAGTACGTTACCGGCGATGGTAAGTTCGGGCCGGATAAGGAATGTACCTGATAGTTCCCTATCCCCGGCGCCGAGCAATACAATACGGTCTGCGGTGACGGGACTGAAGAACCCGGAGAAGGGTGACTGTGAATAACCGGCGACAGCGATCGCCAGCAGTGCAAAGAGAAAGATTGTTTTTTTCATGTCATACGAATTTAGTTTGTTTACGAATTCATTTTTTTGAAATATAAATTACAGGTTTTTGATAAGGCGAAAAATACAATGTATCATACGCTCCATGACTGATTATTGTTCCCTGGTATGCGATTGTAGGACAGATCGTATCTACGACTGTGACTGGAAACATTACGGTTGAAAAATTGTTAAATACATCCGTCACAATAATCTGAACATTGACGCTATTTGCGGCAGCAGTTAATATGTACCCGGGCGCAGGATCTTGAAACGCGGTATCTACCTGGCAATTATCCGAGAACGTGAACAGCGGCAGGTAATCAGGCACTACGCCCTGACAGTTCGCGTTGATGTAAATTGTCTGTGGCGGGACCTGACCTATGACGCAGGCACAACCGCTGAACAGCAGTACGAAAAGGATCAGTAGTGTTCTCATTTCTTTTCCGGCATTAGAAATTTATTTTCGCCGTTTGTGAGCAGATTTTTAATCAGATAGGCCATTGCTGCTGCGATAGCAGAATAGACTATCGGCTGGAAAGCCGGCCAGTTAAATAGAAATGGACCGGCCTGAAATAATTCAAGCAATCCCGTGAGTAGTGCCGTTAAAAAGGCGATTAAAAGACCTCTCAGAAGGTCTGTTGAGTTGAGTGTGAAAAGCTTTGATTTCATTGTTTTATTTTTTAGTTAATACTAATGAGACTTATAATCCGAATATTCTTGCAAGACATCCTCTCCTTTTGGGCTCAGGCTCGGGCGGAGTACTACGGTCATCCACGGTTGACCACACCTCCCATGCCAACGGGAGATCAGCATAAGGCATTACACAATATCCTTTGTCTCCCCAAGTTTCTGACCAGCTGTTTCTAATTATGAAGCCGTCTTTGTTGTAACCTACAATTGCCATCGAATGGCCACCAAGGTATTCCTCTCCGGGATTTTGATACCACATACGTTCCGTAAAGTTATATACCGGCACAGCGATAATACATACACCGTTCAGGTAAAGGGCCGTTTTGAGCTCCTCTACTGTTGAGATGGAAGCATAGGATTGAATAATATAGCTTTTTGCCTCGTTTAAGGCGTTTTGCGGAGGTTTCCCCACTGAGCCGTATGGAAACGCCTTTTCAGTGCAGTCGCCCGTCTTACGCAGAATATTCATTAAATCCCGCATATACATCCCGTCACCATCGCCGTCCCGGAGATTGTAAATGAACTGCGGTGAGAAATATTCGTTCAACAGTGAGTCTGTAAATTCCTGGCATTCTTTCATTGCCGCTCCGGCCATAGCAGCACAAGCGCCCTGACTGCCCTGATCGCGAATAGGCTGGAGTTTTGGCCTGAGGTCAAGTTCTGCTGGCAGCGATATGATCGGATAAATAGCCGAGGCCCTGTAATCGCGCGCGTCTGCGGGCGAAGGCCGAACGTTGAGTAAATAGTTTTTTGGATCCATTTTAGTTTATATCTGTATTTATTATTTCAAAATGACATGCATCCCAGAACTTTGTGTCATCAACATCGTTGTTTCCATTCCAGTCGAGGCCAATCCTAATATCGTGTGTAATAGTGCCTTTGCGTTTCAGCTCAATTGCAATGCCTTTGACCATGCCAGCGAAAAAGGCAGATTGCATTTTTCCATAATCAACGCCGGACTTTTCAAAAGGAACCACATCAACAGCGTTTGACGGCGTGCTGTTATGTTTTGAGTTTGGCCACTTCAATTGTGAGTTGCCTTTTACCCATGCTTCGGTTTGTTCACCCTCACCGCGATATCCGCAGACGACCGTACAGTCGTAATACTTTACGACCTCATTAAATAGTACCTGTAAATCAATGTGACAGGTTGCGAGTTTTGTTTTTGATAATTGAGAAAAAATCGGCATAATTTTTCTATTTGAAATTTATTAATACTGTGATTAATTTGTAGACACAAAAGGCCATAGTACCAGCGAGCGCGTACTCGATGATCTTTAAAAATGCGAATGCTGTTTTCATATTATTATTTTTTATTACTGTCTTTTGTAAACTATCCAGTCAATGAGCGCAATCACGACAAGGGCTAACATTCCTCCAGACCATGTCAATCCTATATCCGCCCACTCCGGCGTGCCCCAGCCCAAGAACTTATCTCCTGCCTCTTTAACCACTCCTGCGGCAAGGGAAGCGCCAACGGCAAGTATTACCAGCCAGTCAGGTCTGCGTCCTGCTACGGGCTTCTTTAACATAAGCAGTGCGGCTGTGATTATTGCTCCTGCAATCAGATGTAATGTTAAGTCGTTCATGGTTTCTTTTATTTGCTACTACACTAAAGATTAAAGTACGTTGCGATTATATCAGCCATTGCATCGGCGCCGACGTCATTTGTATGTACACCGTCAACTGTATAAAGAGGATTTAGATCATCCAACTCCCCTGTGCTTGGCCTTACCACTCCCATCAAGTCGTGGCACTCAATAAGAGTCCATCCATGAGTTATGCAATAGGCGGCATAATTTGTATTGAATGTTCTTGTTGTAAGAGCCTGAGCATCAGTACCACTCCACGGTAATATTTCATCCAAATAAACAACTGTACCTGTTGGCAACGCTATTCTTAATGTATCAAGGTTAGCTTCAACTTGCACCCATGACTGACCTGCAAAAACGTCATTTATTCCGCAATGAATAAACACAGCCTTCGGATCGGCAAGTAGGGCACGTTCAAGTGTTCCCGGGCTTGCAATTATATCATAAAAGTGGAATCCCGATGCACCGAAGTTTTGATACCTGAAATTTGACGGCATACGTGTCGAGAGCCTATGAGGTATTGAAAGGTTCTGATCCCCGGGAGATCCGCCGGGCATATGGTAGCCGTCATAAGCCTCTTGGTCTGTACGCCAGTTTCTTTCATCACCGCCAACAACGTAATTATTTCCACCCCCAATTATACTGTCTCCCAAAAAAACAGCATAAGGTCTATTACCAAACCCCGTAAGACAAAGAAACTTAAATGTCGGATCAAGTGAATTAGCGTCATGCGTGAAAGCATGGCTGCCGCCAACTGCTATATCACCGCCGTCATTACGTCTTTGAAAAGGAAATTCCCTTCCTGCACCCGTTAATGGAATATCAGCAGATGAACTACCACCGCAGTTTACCGGCATATAAATAGCCGGTATATCTCCCTCTTCGGCAAGTATTGGACTTGCCAAAACAAATGTCTGATTATCGTCCGGGCTCGCATTATCGGGTACGGGCATAAATGGCTGTTTTGCCTTGCATTGATAGGCTGTACCATTCCAATAGTATAACTCAAATTGCCAGTTAGTGCCTACCGGATAATTCCACATAACGTGTAGTGTGAAACTATTTATATATCCTTTTTGTCTGACTGCCTGACCTTTATTTAGTACGACACAACCATTTACTAAACCGCCCCCCCCCATAGGTACATCAACTCCGGCGGGTGAATATCCTTGCCTTACCCATTTGCTTACTGGCTGACCAAAAACATAAACGTCTGATCCGGCATTTTGCCACGTGTCAAATTGTGTCGCCCAGTAGAAACTCCAATTCATTAACTCGCCCGTCCCTTGTATTGATCCCGAATAATCCATCGGTTGAGATGTATTCTTCAGTATCTTCATGTTTTGAATCGTCCCGCTACCCATCCACATCTTATCTATACTTCCGTCACTGGCCTCAAATCTTATGTCCGCAGCCGTGCCTCCGGCAATGATCAGCGCCATGACGTCATCAGCCGTGATGCCTACAGGCGTATCATCTTCGTCGTACCGTCCTGCAAAATCTATTGACCACTTACGTATGCCTCGTATGTGTCCGGCGTTGCCTCCGCTTTCCTTTGTTGTGACATCTGCCAGGTTCTGATCCGTCGTCAGTGTGGCGCCAGTGGCATAGAGTATGCGATCACTGTCGTGATAAATTGCAAATAATGTACCGTTTACTTTTGCCATGATTTCATGTCTTTAGTATTATTGTTACGATTATTGCACCTATTGAAAGTATAATAGATGAGATGATTGCCGTCCAGCTTGCCGCAGAAATCTTGTGTTTTTCCGTTGCTCTTTTTTCGCCACTATCCTCATACACGTATTTCATCATTGCCGACACGTTTACCGATAGTTTGTTTATATCACTCGACATATCTTCTATCTTTTCTGATAGAATTGGGACGGTAGCCGCAAGACCCTTTTGTCCGTTACCATAAATCTGTGCACTGATCTGTTTCAGTAGTCCGCACATCTCTCCGATAACGGTTGCCTGCGTGCAGTGGTGAACGACAACGACCTTTTCTTTAATGACCGGAGCCTCGATTGTCCCTATTGCGGGTGTAATTTTTTTTGCCATGACTTTCACATATTCGTTTAATGACCTAAAGCTCATTTTCGTATCGTAACGATCTTACCGGTATTCATCACTATCTTATCATCTACCGTTGCCATGCGTATATCCTCAAATTCAAAAGCTCCGATATCAGGCAAGTATCCAATGGGCGTAGCGTCAAAATCGACAGACAGACCCAAACTTATACCAGCATCTTTAGCCGGGGAGGCTGCCTGAAGGTGAAAATCTGAGGCAGAGACAAATAAAGGATCGGCATCAAATGAATTTGCATCAAACCCCGTTGCTGCCTGAAACTGTGCAAGGGTGTAGGACGTTGATCTGTAATATGCGTCGGTAGGTATGTCATAATAAATATTGTTGGTAATGGTAAATCCACCCTGTGCCCAGAGATACATTCCAAAGGTCTTGCCGCCATAAAAAATATTATTGCATATCTCAACATTGGTCGCCGGCTGAGTATTAAGATAATTTCTAAAGTGTGCCTCTTCGCCGGGGTCAGGTCGCTGGTTATCAGACCACCCCATCCCGGGCTCAATTGAAGTATTATTATTGAATTTTACATTATCAATTGTTGACCCAGTACGTGTAAAAAGACTCATTGATACCCAGCAACTGTCAATGATATTATTATGACAATTTATGTTAGTTTGGCTGTATGTGCCCCAACCCTGCGGAGCGATACCCTCGTCGTAACACTGACTTATACGATTACTTTCCACCTCAGCGTCATCAATATCAATGATAAGCGATATTCCATTTCCGAGGCGATAAGGGTCAGACCCGTCATTAGAGACATATTCGCCGCCTATCCACGAAATGTCATTATTTTTTATACTCAAATGTGCGGCATTTCTGAACTCAATCCCCGCACCTGATGAATATCTTACGTCAAGATTTTCCACAATAATATAATCACTTTCATACCATTTTAGCAACCCCTGATCAATATCATAATTACCACAGGCCTCAATGTGTGTGTAAAAAGTACCGGGATTGCCAACTGAATACATATATAGCAAATCGTCCGTCCCGTTATAAAAGAAGTCTCCCTGTGCATCACAAGCCACCTTAGTTAATTGTTTTGTACCCCACGATGTTTCAGTATTAAAAACCATATTACTGATGTCATTTTGTGCCGTACCGAGCGTTGCAGTTGTTTTCCAAATATTACCGGCATCATTGGTCCAGTCGCCACTTGCACTCAGGTCTTTTGCCCCAAGTATTTTGGGTTTTACGCCCGTACCGTATGCCCCGAAATAAATATAGTTACCAGCTGCACCACTTTCAGCATTTTTATAGAGTGATCCTCTGAATGTATTGGCTCTTTTGAATAATATGCTGTCGCCTGCGGAAAAGGCCGTTGCCTGAATCTTTGCTATTGTGCCCCATGCGTTTACATCGGACGTACCGGCAAGTCCGTCATTGCCTCCGGTCTTCACATAATAGGTAGTTGCCCCGGCCGAAAGGCCGCAAACAAATAAAACGATTGTTAATAACTTTTTCATTGCCTTAGTCCCCCAGTAACACTATTCGATACCACTTCTTTGCTGTAAGTTTAGTACATAAATACAAATGTGTATCCGATGTCTTAAACACCATCCGCCCGACAATAGCCGTTACCGACGTATCGCCGACGGTCCAGAGTACCGCACCGGTCAGTTCTTCGGTATCAAAATCAGTCGTATCATTAAGTTGCGTCTGAATATTCGAAGTAGCACCGTCAAGAGCACCAATCTCTGCCATTGAAATATCAACATCCGGTGTGGTCAATAATAGGTTTCCATTTATTAATAAATCACCAACGCCAAAATCAAAATCAACGGGGCCACCTATCGTTATTTTAGTGCCGTTGCCGCTTATTGTGGCATTGTCACCCCCGAAATTTATCACTCCGTCATTGGCGAGGAATAAATCACTCCATGCCGCACTTGCAGTGCCAAGTGTCGCCCCGTCGTTAGTATCAGGATTGAGAGTAGTGGAAACTATTGTTGTACCTCCGAGCGTGCGCCCGCTAAAAAGATTCGCAACAGTTATACGCCTTAACAGGTTACCCGCAGCGCCCTCGCGCGTGATCAGCAGTGACGTCTGTCCGACGGCTGTTGACTCTGTCAGTTCGGTTATCTTTTGCCCGTATGATACCAGGCAGAGGGCAAATACCGTGATTGTAATAAGTATCCTTTTCATGTCATTAATTTGTTTCTATGTTCGTTCCATCATCATTCGTAATGGGTGTGCCATCGTCATTTAGCAGTACATTTGCAGGGACGCCACCAAGTCCGACCTCTACCATGTCAATATCCCAGTGTCGGTTCTTCATATCAAAAACGCCACGGTTAAATGCAAAGATAACGGCCTGCGCACCCGAAAGGTTCAGATCATCCTGGAAGCAACCTATGACATCGACGTGAGGGTTAATGTCGTTATCTGTGAGGTCGAACATCGGTACTGACAGCAATTGCCGTGGCGCGCTTGTCTGATCACCGAGTTCACCGCCGACGATCTCGAGCAGGGGATCATTCTCCGCTCCTCCACGCGTGTTCCAGTTAGTAGTGTAGTCGAGCACGGTCGACGTGTTAAATGTAACCGTTCTGGCTACGCCGTCACAGGTCACAGTAGCCGTACCGGATGTACCTGACAATGTTACATGATCCACTCTTGCCACAGGGGCAACTGCCGCAACTTGCTCAGGAGCACCGGTATACCACTCACCTTCCATATCCCCAAGAGGGTCAGCATAAAAAACCGGTTGTGAAAAGCCTCCCTGTGCCAGCGCTTCTTCAAAAATTATATTAGTACCGTCTGATGTTACTGATATGCCATAAGTTGCGAAGCTGGCAGCATGATTAGTCACAAATGCAGCCGCAGTAATCGCCAGTGATGTGTCAAATGTAGTGATGTGATTAGTGGAAGCAAAGATTATATTAAAATCTCCTCCTGTACCTGCGGTGAGATCGAGCGTTTCTTTTTGCTTCGTGCCGGCATCGTTTGCTGTAACTGTTGTAACGGTTCCCGCTAAATCTCCTGTGGCATTGACGATGGTAGTATTGCCGGTAAAGTTAATCCCCGGCATTGATGAGGTGAATATTATAATAGTACCCAATGAGGTGACAAGAACATAGCCGGCAATATAATCAGCAGCGAAATCATTTACAAAATCGGCTGCTGTCTGCGAAAGAGATCCGCCTGCGGTAATGATTCCGAGCGAGCCACGAAACTGTTCAATGACATTATTAATATTGGTCTCATTTGCATCACCTAATATAAATTCACGTCCCTCTTCGATGCCTTCAATAGCATTGGTGATATCCCACGACTTACCAACAATTTCCTCACGTTCAACTAACTCTGTATAAGCAGGAGCATACTTGTGGATCTCAACCCTGAATAATTTATGTTTGATAATCTCTATCCAAAACTTCTGTTTTTTATGATACAATATTTCGTTTGAAGTTGCAAAAAACCGTATGTCCTTATAAGCGATAAATATTGATTTATTGGTTTGGAATAATTTTATTCTGAATGGCCCATTAACAGGCAAGCCCGGAATGCTTGTCTCAAAATGTACCCAGTCATTAGCACCCTTCGGAACCGATGCCACTGTAAAATTAATATAATGCAGAGAATTATACCACAGGCAGGTAGTGTCATCATTTTCAAGGTTAACCCATTGAGTCCTTGCAACATCAGCAATTTCAATACATACATCAACGCTTGCAACTGCCGCACCGGTAGGGTTAATAAGTCTATAATCAAAAGAAAATCCAAACACATCAGAAGTCTGAACGGCCAGCGATCCCATGTCCTGATAAAGATAGCATGACACATCAGGAATAGTCCCGGCAATAGTATATAACATATATACACCCTGCAATTCTTTACCGAGTATTCTGCCAAGTGGAATGAAAGATGATGGAATACCTACGGCCGACCAACTCTCAAAAAGATGGACAGACTCATCGTATGTATCACTATCAAAAAGATAATTACTAAGCCAACTCACCTTATTGCCGTAATCCTGATCCATCGTTATTTTCTTCACGGCGGAGAGCGGCATCATTCGTCCGCCGTTATGATCCCTCAGATCAGCCGTAGCGGATGTACTCCGGCGCAGTGGCATAAGTGCTGTAATGGTTGATCCTGTCTTTGTCGTCGCAGCCGTGAACGTGCGCGCGTACGCGGTAGTGATCATCTCCGTAGGACGGTAAATGACAAATACACCCAGGCGCTGACGGATCAATGCGTGCCATTTAGATAGCAGGTATTCAAGTGCCTCGTAGCACGTCATGTCATCAAAAACCGAGGCATCAATATATAATTGATCAATAGGTGAATCATTAACACCCGATGCCATACGATACTCATAAATATTAACTATCTCGGTAAACGTCGTAAATCCTATCTTGCCCAAAATGTCAAGAACAATTTGACTCTCGCGCAGGCGCCCGGTATAAGGTACGCCGGCGGATGCCTCGTAAGGGATCTCTTTTAAAAGACCGAGGCCACAATTGACTGAAATAGCTACGTCATAAGGGTAATCATCATAAGGTTCGGAGTAATTATTGACATTGACATAGCCCCGGAAATATAATGTATGTGCGGAACCGTAATATATCGAGCACCGCATTTTCATATCGGTCATCGTAAAGAATTCCAAATATTGGAACATCGACATTGATTTAACCCTTAACGTTGCCTTAGTACCACGGACGGGATTTTTCAGCACGTCATCAACATCGGATAGCGGCTCATATGTCCCGGGGTCACCCGAGGCCTGCATCAGCGTAGGATCGCCGACAAAAGGATCGAGCTCAAAATCCCAGCGCCACTCAAGCCCGTGAGTGTCATAAAATTCTGATCGATATTTCGGAGAGAAGGCCATCAGGTATTTCTTTTTATCTCATCCGAGTAACGCCTGTTTGAAATATAAATATCACGTCCCTCTATACGACCCTCGACAATGACGCGCAACTGACCGCCCGAAGTGCCATTACTTCCACCACTATAACTCCCTGCCGATCCTCCTGATGTGGGACTGGAACTCCAGTTAGATGCCGCACCAATCATTAATCCTCCGATAGCCAGCGCTGATGCTCCAACAGCAATGGCGGCAACAGCCGTAGGAATAGAGGGTGTTTTGGCGAGCGTAAGCGCAAGAAGCATAGTCGTGCCAAAGGATATCAGCATCTTGCCGAGATTAACCAATAATCTTCCAAATCCATCAAGTAAATCTTTGCCAAATCCCTCAAAATTACCTGATCCGATGCGTTCGAATAAATTAACGAAGGCATCTTCCATGAATGCCGTAGCCTCCCCGGCTACCTGTTCCCATCCCGATAACCATTGTTTCTGAAGGTCGGTGAGTTCGGTAACTGATGTTCCTTTTTCAGCAAGTTTAAAAGGATTGATTGTTGATAATGATCCCGGCATGGCAGGACCACCGGAGACGGGGATTAATCCTTCCCTGCCATGTCCTTTTATTATATCTTCCTGTTGTGAAAGTAAAGCATTGGTAATTCTCAAAACACCATTAAAACGTGTCTGTGCCGCATCTCTTGCCTCTGCTTCGGTCTGGTATGTTTTGAAAAGTTTCGGAATAAGTTCCGTCTCTCCTTTGATCATTAAGTCTTTATATTGTTTCAAGACATCGGTTTCGTATTTAAAAATCCAGGGGAGTACACCCGATGACTTAAGAAAAGAAGATACCCCATATTTTTTTATATACTTATCATATGCAGCATTTGCCTCATCCTGTTTTTCCTTACTGATCTTTGCAACATCCTCATAAAGTTTTTTGGCCTGTGCGACGGTCATCTTATTACGATTCTCCCACGCCTGGGCTTCAAGACCGGCTGTCTCTTTTGCCATATCAAGGGTCATTGTCAGAATTTCCTGCTCGATAGCCTTTAGTTTGATAGCATATTCTTTACGAGTATCCAGCGAATATTTCCCGGAAGCATCTTTTACTATACCCTCATAACCGGCTGCCTCGGCCTTTTTGCCCGATAGAACATATTCCGTGTATGCTTTTTTATCCTGAAATAAATCAAGTTCCTCCGCGAGTTTATGTGCCTTTTCATAACCCTCTCTCAGATTAGCAAAGAAATGAGAAAAATCACCAGTCGCAAGTATCGAGAAGAATTCACGAAGAGCGCCTCTTGCCCCAGCAACAGCAGCAGTGAATTTATCATTAAGGTCCTCCGATGCACCAATGACCATTTTACCGAACTGAACAATGGCGCCAATAGCAAAGGCGCCTTTGATAAATCCCGCAAGTTTGCCAGCCCATGCCCCGACGGTTGTCTGACTCTTTGAAAGTGTATTATCGAGGTGCGTCGAATCACCTTTAATTCTTATGATAAGGTCGGAAAGCCAACTCATGGTTATTGTTTATTTTGTAATTCCTTTAAAAGTTTGCCAGCCTCCTCTAATTCTTCTGGTGAGGGTTTCCTGGCTATTGGTGATTGTTTTGCCTTATCGTCTGTAAGTCCATACACCTCTTTCGAACTTCCGGGTTTCGTCCCCTGAATATAGGGGTTGCCATTTATAAGTTCAAACACTATTTCCCGCATTAGCCATGCCGTATTTCGCTCCCAGTTCCTCCAATATCCTTCTATTAATAAATTTATCTCCGTCAATGTTGAATGCTTCCATTTGTCTAATGTCCAACCAAGCTCACCACATACAAAAGACCTGAGTTCAGGCAATGTTACTTTTTTTTTTCTCCTGCAACAGGCTCCTTTCCCTCCCCATTCTTTGTTAGCCCACCAAGCATAATTGATACATCAACCATCAATTTATCACGTGTTGCCTTTTGCATGTACTCATTCCACTTCTCAGCATGGGCCTCTTTATATTTTGGTTTATGATATAACTCTTTACAGGCTGCCAGATATCCGCACCATATTATTGCCATCGTCATTTTTTCTGATCTGACAGTTTCTTCCTCGAATATTTTTTCGAGTGGAATTTTTAAATAATCAGCAATAAGTTCAAGGGTCATTATCTTAAAAAGAAATGGCACTTCACGTTCAATGACCCAGTGTCCGGTGCGAAAAGGCATTTTAAGAATTAAAATATCCCTTGTCATGTTGCAGTATATTTAAAGGCGTAAATAGGTGATATTGACCATGATGCAGCCGCAGTATTGCGGAAGCACAAGCATGCCGTATGCGTGTCGGTTGCTGTAAGTGTTATGATATTCAACCCGGCAACAAGTGTTGCTACATTAGATATAGCCGCAGCGCCACCTCCGACTTCGCAGAGCTCGACGGTAGGATATTCGCCCGAGACCCAGGTAAAGAAAACCGGGACCTTGACAACGTCACCTGAGGTTATGGCAAACGAATTCGACTTACAGAAGGCCGCACCGGCAGCATTGATAGCAGAAGTGATGGCTATACCCGACGGGGTGAGTGTGTCGTAATCCGTTGTCCCTGCATCGGGATCAGTAACCAGTGCGGCAGCCGTACCTTTTAACTGATACAGGTCGCCGTTGACCTTTAGCGAGCCAGAAAGCGAAAGCGCATCTTCCATTGGAGCGTCGATCTTAGTATTCGCGACGTCAACTTCGGCAACCAACGGATAAGTTATACCTCCGACAATAGCGAGCAACAGCGACGACCTATTAATTATATAATCCAATAATTCGCCTGCGGATAATCCTGTCGTTGAGAACAGCGCTGTAAGGTCTATGGACGAATTCCGCAGGCCGTTTATATGCTCCGCCCAGCCTGACGATTCCTTATTGGTCGTATCCGGCAGGTCCTGCTCCAGGTTGAGTGTAAAACCTCGCTGAGCTGCAATGACCACCCCGTCCGCGTATAGCAGGACAAGGGACGCATTGATCTTTGCCATGACGTTATACGACTAAGGCCAACGCGCCGTTACCCTGGATCGACGAACCGACATTAAGCCCACCCTCCATCGGAGCGTCGAGTTTGAGGTTCTTGAACGTGCCGTTACCGGTCCATCCCTTTGTTCCGCCACTCGTGGGCTTGAACGCTATCACCGTGTCAGCCGTGCGACCGATTATGGCAGCGAGAATCTCGTCGGGTGTTATCCCGGCGCCCGATTCGTCGTAAAGGCCCGAGAAGTCAATAGACCATTTGCGTAGTCCGTTGATATGTTCGGCCCATCCCGCACTCTCTTTATTTGTAACGTCCGGGAGGTCCTGATCGACATTTAGCGTCGTTGAGGTGTTATAAAGGATCTTATCAGACCCTGAATAAGCACAGTACAAAGTTCCGTTTATTTTCGCCATCTCTTTAAGTATTAAGTAGTTATATCATTCAATAAGAAAATTATAAACTTCAATTAATCGTAATCGTGATAAGCCGGCATCCCCCATTTCCGTAAGTTCGCCGTAGGGGCCCGGCGTAAATGTGATCAATGTTCGCCCTGTAACTGCAAACGTCGATGTGCGGGTAGGTTTCAGCAATGCCCGAACCAGGGCAAGTATTTGATAAGCAAGTTTTTTGTCGCCCTGATGTTTTGATTCGTCGACAACCTCAATCTGAACCGTACCATCGTATATAAAGTCATCCTTCGTCCCATTGTCCGTACTCATGAGGTTATGGACATGAACATATGTTTCTGCAGAAGGTTTCGGTATAGTCTTGTAAACAGAATAAACGACATCCGATGCGGCCACGGTTCCCGCAAGTGTAAGAGTAGCATTTACTATTGTCGTCGCGCCCGTAAAACGTGTCGAGACGGTCAGCCCTGCAAAGGTAAGTACACCAGCAGCCGAAGTAAGAACAACCCCGACGGCAAGGTAAGCCGCAGCGTTCGCCGTGACGAAATCCGATGCCGTGACCGTGAGTGACGTATGAAATGATGCAACCTTTGACACGCCTGAACATACTATCGTTGCCGTGCCGTTGGTGCCTGTGAGGGTAATTTTATCACACTCACGAAAGACAAGGGCATTTAGTGCAGTATAAATACCGTGTATGAGATCGTATCCTATGTCAACGTGTGCCGTGCTCACTTTAATATCTTGTTAAGTTCTTCTATAATTCGCCCCTTTAATAACTTACCTTGCTTCAACACCGCCCATCCCATAAACGATGATGCTGGTTGATTATATTTCCTGCCAAGACTATCCGTTCCATTAAACCCGAATTCAATTCTTTTTGCATAAACAACATTGGTTCCAATGACAGCTTCAAGTTTTCCAATATCAAGATTAAGTGAACCGTCGAATGACTCGCCCTGATTGTTCGAGTACGTAAATTGTTCCTGATCTTTTAACTCTGCATGAATTGAGGCGCGCAAACGGTTTGTAATGATATGCCCGTCGGATTTGAGTTTATTCTTCGCATCGGTCTCCATAGCCAAGGCCGTGCGGTCAATACCACGCTTAACAGCCACATGAATCTGCTCCTGCGTAGCTCCCAGCCTTCGCTGTAACTCCATTACGCCCGATACTTCAGCCGAGAATTTCATACCTTCGTCGCCATTATAACTGTCACTATATCACGCATCGAGCAGTCGGGGTTTCTCAGCACGGGACGGATAGGATAAAGGGTCTTTGTGCCAAAAGTTATCTTTATGTTCGCTGCGATCGCGTTATCCCACAGTTCTATCTTATAAACTTCGCGGTCAATTAATTGATCTACCGCAAGGTAGCGTGTACCGTCGATCTGAGTAATCTTAGCGCGGCGCGTGACGCCGGCATCCCATGTCTCGACAGTATCACCTCCGGTCGTTACGGAGGTCATCGTATATAGCGTTATAATATGGTTCAACTGTCCGGCACGCATCAGAATCCTGTATTTTGTTCAATACTTGAAATCAATCTTAAAGTATCATAAGGCAGGCGCGAGATTGATACTTCGCCCCCGTCTTCGGGGTTGTTGAACATTGACACTACGATCCGGCGTATTAACTCATTCGCCGTCTCCGAAGACTTACCCGCCGTGAAGGTTACCTCAACATAATAGTTTTCAGATCCTCCTGCCGGTATCGTCGCATACATCACAGCCGGGCGCACGTACACGCGCGAGAGGCCCTTTTGTTCGAAGGTCGACGATACGCCGCAAACCGTCACAGTTATCGCAGGCGTGGCAATGACGGGTGAGAATGGAAGTTCGTACCAGCCCTCCGAGTCACGGTCGGACTTTTCGAAGTATGCCTTGTAAGACTTTGCCAGGGCTGACGTGCCCGTGCGTGCCTCGAGCCATTCACGCGCGACGGTGATCAGCTTCTCAATACGCGTATCCTGATCCGTGCCCGGATAGCCGTTAATTGTCTTTATCTCCGCGACGGTGACCTCTTCGGTTAGATCCGTGGTTAATACTGTTACTTCCATCTCACCAGATCATTTATATATTTATTTCGTTGCACGTCCCGAGGCGTTCTTGTCCTCTTTATCCTCGATGATCTCAGCAATCTTATCCTTAGATAATATTGCAGCGAGGCGTGACGTGACAAAACGTGTCTTGCCCTTTTTTGATACGACACCACCGGGGTGCGTGTACTCTTCTAAAAATCTTACTTTGTCCATTGTATTGATTATTAGTGTTTAAAATAAGGGAGGAACGCGGACGCCCCTCCCCGTTTATTCATGCATTTTTACGAGTGCCCTCAATAACGAAGTCCGACTTTAATAGCCAGTTTTGATATTAGTGAGCATTTATTAGCATCACCACCGGTAGCCGATATACGAAGGTAGCGCCACAGAACGCCGGTCGTCACGTCTTTAAGTGACGATACACCGAGCGTTGGTGTAACAACCTGAGCGGCCGGAAGCCACATCGTAGTCGGGTGAAACAACACTGAGTCGATCTGATAAAAATACGTTCCGTCAATCGATGCCTGGAGCTTCACGGTTACATGATTACCTACGGCACGTGCAACGGTAAGGACTGTATCGTATTCGACAAGGAACTGATAGTAATACAACGATGATTTGTTCACGGCAAACGTCCAGTATTTAGTTGCCGTTCCACCAATTGAATCTTTGAGTGACGTAGCATCCCAGTCACCCGTGTGGGTGAGCGCAAATGCCGTGTATGAAGTTGTCCCCGACGGAAGCGTGTAAGTCGTCCCCGAAGTCTGTGCCTGCAATCCTATGACAAGAAGCAGGGCTGCGAATAATGCGATTATTTTTTTCATTTTATTTTCCTCCTTTCTTGTTATACGGTTAAGATTGCATTAATAATATCGGCAGCCTGGTCGTAGACGAACGCCCCGGTATTGCCCTGATGAACGGTCGGGAACTTAACGGCTGCACGGAGTGAAGCGGTGATAGTCTTACGGTCGAATTCCGGGTCAGTCGAATCCTGATCCCAGAGGCGTATCGTAATGCCACGACGCATGTAAAGTGTTGCCTTCGTAAAGTCACCGGCAAGTATTGACCCAGCAACCATAAGATTACTCTTTACTAACTTCATACCGTTGATTGACATATTCGACATGAACGGAGGCAACAGGTAAGAACCTCCGCCGGTTGCCTTAGCTGTTGACATGAGGTTATACAGCGCCGGAGGCAGGAAGCAATAATTAGGCTCGTAATTATTCTCTTCGAGCTGGTTACCAGCCGCAACGATGGCATCCATGTTATTGGCATTGAGTACACCGAGGTTCATTCCGACCGAAGCATAGGCACCGGCAACGGGGTTGATACCGCGTATCCGGGGTGCGATAGCCGTACCGGAGTAACATTCGTTTTCAAGCGAACGCTCCAGCGACGGGAATAGCTCGTTATTGATCTGCGTCAGTAACTCGTCCCAATCTTCGAGTGCTTCGGAAGTGACCTTCACATAAGTTCCGATTTTCTCGACCGATGCAAAGTTCTGAATATACGTGAAATTGCTCAGCGCATACTGGGCATCCTGAAGTACGGGAGCCGTACCTTCGACGCGGGCCGAACGTTCGATCCACGTTACGCGCGTCGCGCCTGTTACACCGCGAGCCATAGCATCCTGAAGCAGGACACGACGGTCCGGGAGGCGTTCGACGCCGGGGGTGCGCATCGGCAGCACGACCTCATGATCGGCAACACTCTCGGAAAGCTCGGTTGCTTCGTCCAGTGTTTTAAAGATCATGCGCGGATTGCCTTTCAACTCAAACTCATGAGGAGCTTTCGTCTTATGATAGTTTTCTTTACCCTCTTTGTAAGCCTTATACAAGGCATCAAAGACGGACGGGGGCTGACCGAGTGATCGGTCTTTCAGCGATAGCTGAAGTGCATCAAGTTGATCAGATAGTTTCTTGATACTGATCTCGCCTGCGGCGTTTTTTGCAATCAGTTCCTCGATTCGTTCCATCGGCGCTTTCTTTGCCAGTTCCGCAGTCAACTCCGTGTTGACTTTGGCCATTTTGGCAAGTTCCGCCGTGATCTGATCATTTAATGCTTTGAATTCTTTATCCAAGTTTTCCATCATTAAATGTTTTAAGTGTTTGTAAAATAGTTTGAAAATTCTGTATTGACTTCGTATCAACCGGCGCAGGATCGCTCTGGGTGCTGCCGGGCAGCGGCGCAGTAACGACCGTGAGTGATTTAATGATACTCTGTATCTTTTCGATTTCGGCCTCGAATTGTTCGCAGCTTTCATCGGTATATTTTCCGTTCTTCAGTCCCCGGTTAAGGGATTCGAGGCGCTTCGACAGGTTTTCAATAACATCCTTCGCTTCACCTTTGGCTGATATGATTTCCGTGAGTGAGTTCGCACCCCACGTGACGGACGAGTATTCCCAGAGTTTTAGCTCGACGAGTTTGCGATACTGAACATCACCATTATTATCGAGTATGTCCTCTTTGCGAACGACATTATAACCGAATGACATTTCAGTAATAATACCGTCGATGTGCTGCTGGAGTTTGTCGCGTGAAAACTGATCCTTACCGAATACCGATTCGAAGTAAAGACCCTTTTCGCGTTCCTCGAGCGCGCGCGGTACGGCAATCGGTTGCCACGAGTCATGCATCCACAGATGTTTAATGCGTAATTTATCCGATCCTACGCCACGTTCGGCAAGGGTCTTGGCGAACGCCCCCGGCATACACATATCGCGATCCGAGTCGATATTACCAAACACGGCACAGTACCCAGTTACTATTCCGGTCTTTTCGTCTGCATCTTCGAGCTTGTAATTGCTCTTCACCTTGAAATCCATCGTCTTACTTTTTAATCATTAATCAACTTCATATGTAGGACTGCAACGGCAGTTAATTATCTCTTCGGCCGCACCGTCAGGATCACCGGGATAAAGTAAACCGGTGGCATACTGGTAATCCATCGGTACGGAGCCAAGTGCTTCGTAATCGAGATGTGTTTGTCGGATACCTGGCAAACCCGACGTAGACCAGTTTTTTGCAAGGGCTACGCCCGATTCTTTTGCACCTTCAAACGATCCTGTATTCGACGCCCCTATTACTTCCGTGCGTGCTATGCGTTCGGCCTGATACTTCGTTATCTCGGTCAGGCGTCCGGGAAGGTCTTCACGTAGAGCGCGTTGTATTTCGTATATCGACGCGCCTTCGGTCAGGGCATCTTCGACAATAACGTCGATCAGTTCATTGACCATCTCGGCCTGAGCGTCCATAATCTGCTGAAGTTTAGCAGCTGATCGTTCGCGGATATAACGGCGGAAGTGATCTTCCCAAAAATCCCATGTATCGCCTTTTGATTGTGCGCGCTGTATCTGATTAACGGTCTCCTTTGCAAATACCGACCCGGTTTTAATCCAAAGCCCCGTCAGGTAATCTTCGACGGGTTTCGCGATTAACAGCATGCGTGTGCGACGTTTGAGATCCCCGGCGTCAATCTGCCCGGCAAGGTCAAGGACAGGCTGACAGGCCGCATAAAGCACGACCTTCCCGTCGCGCCAGTACCGGCGTATCAGTGAGCCCTGCAGGGTAGTATTTATTTCGAGACGTGCCATCTCAGTTTTTTTGTCTATAATCGGGCATCCGCAGCCGTTTCATCACTTCTTCTGTTAAAGGTGCCGAAGGCATCAGTCCGAGTTCGTCAAGAAATGTTTTGCCGGCGCCAACAATTACCCTGTCCATATTAGGATCTTTACTCTTTTCAAAGTCACAGGCTTCGAGAATCTGGTTTCCGGTGAAACAGGAGGCTGTCACCATCCACTGAACCATCGCCCCAACATCTTTCTGTAATACATCGATACCTGAATAATCAGCCTTGAGATAATGTTTTTCCTCTCCCTTAAAATAAGGAGCCAGCCACTTTGTGTGTTTCTCAAGAATGGTATCAAGATTCGGACAAATGGCATCAGACCATAGAGCTTTTTTTGCTTCTTTATAATTCAAAAATGTTCTGTCTTGGGAACCTGCCAGAAGTATTCCCGGAACATTATAAGCATCTGCGATTTCACCTTTAAAAACACCCAGCGATTCGATAATCTTCATATCACGGGCATTCATCCCAAAATTTGTCCATTTATGATCCCACTTAGTCAGGACAATTTTACCGGCATTTTTAACCCCGGTATATTTTTCTGTGTATTTCTGCTCTATTGCGCTCAGATGTTCCTTACTGACTTGATTTGCTTTGCCATCCTCACCCAAAAGGGTCAGTATTCCAAAGGCTCCCTGATGTTGAAAGGCCGCAACCATTGAATCATAAGCAGAACCCGACCCGATAATGCTTTTCAGGAGAGGCCGTAATCTACTCATTCCTTTCAGATGTCCCGATAACTGATGGTCATACTTGGGATTGAATTCTTTCCAGTGCAGTACCTGTTCTTTTGTATAGTCTATCTCATTACCGCTAATAACATATTTATAACCAGCGATAGGATCAAATACAGTACCGAGGTTTATCTGGATAAGAGGTGAAGGAAGGGTATCAAGTCGCAAGGGCAGGTTTGCATTCATGCCATTAGGGATCGACTGATATGCGGCGTAGGCATCGCCGAAGATCAGGAAAAATGACAAGAATGCTTCAATATATTCCTCGCGTGATTGATAAGGATTCGGGTTATTGAGTAGTTGAATCATACGACCGTTTTCAACCATCTTATCATTCTCGTCATACTGATATATCGGAACTATTGATGCAGGTTCGGTGATCTTGTTAATGATTGTAAATACACCACCATTGTCAGTATAAGCCTCCAAATATGTATCTGAATTATAGTCAGGATAAATGGCATTACCTCCGATAAGCCTACGGACAATATCATCAAGGGCATTACTTCCGCCTGATCGAACTGCCCTCACAATATTGACAACATCTCGTATGTTTGATATTAATCCCATTCTTTAAAATTTTTATGCTACACAATCATACGGGTTATTACTCGGGGTGCCTCCCTCCATAAGTTCAGTACATAGCCATACCAGCGCATCAACACGGTCAGGGGACTTTTCACCTTCTTTAGGATTCCACGTCGTCATCTGATCTTCGAGCTTCGGCAGTGACCCGACGTGATGAACACGGCGCTGTTCGTACAAGGCTTGGATAGGTTCGGCACGTGTTACCTTGCCACGCGAGGCCCATACACCCGTATAAGCGACATTGCGATCTATTTGTCGCAGGACGGTCTCGATAAGGTCGCCGCCGTTGTTAGTCTCGCCGATTATCCGGTCGACTTTGTTTTTGTAATACGCGTCAATTGATTTGCCAGCCCAGACGATTGGGGTGTAAATACCTGATAGGTCTTCGATGATATATATCTCGCCCCGGGCGTCGATGCCTCCCATGATTATACCCGTCTCGTCCGAATCGATGTTCGACGTAACGGCAGGGTCAATGGCAATGCAAAGGCGAACGAGGCCAGGGGCAGTCTTTACGCGTGCCTGATCAATCATGTTAAGTGTCCACAGCGCTCCGTCAATGTCCTCTAAAAGCTCAGCATTGAGCTCCTGGCGCCCGAGACGCGTACCCTCATACTTTTTAATGATTGTTTCAAAAAACGAAGGTGCAAGGTTTTCGCGATTATCGTAAGTCGTACCCGAAGTGACATGTACCGAAGGGTCTTTTATCAGGTTGCGGATCATTCGCGTAGGGCGTGGCGTGGTCGTGGCTATTACGCGCGGGTGTGTACCCAATCGCAGACCCATCATCATATTATCCCACGACTCCTCGGCGTAGCGCCAAGCCGCTATTTCGTCGCACCAGGCCGCATGACACTGTGGTCCTCTTAATCGGTCAGGCTCATCAGCAGTAAAGATAAGAGCATGTGAACCGTTCTTCCATGTAATTTTACGTTTTGAAGGTTCGTATTTCGGCATGTCCCAGGGAGGTGAACATGCGAGTATACCTGCTGGGCCTTCGATCATGATATCTCTGGCGTCCCCTGCCGTGGCACCAATAAAATGAAAGATAGGTAACTCTTCCTTCCAGATGCGGACAGTCTCGGCCCCTGTCCGTGTTTTACCTGAGCCTCTCCCTGCCTTAATAAGCCATGTCGTCCAGTCACCTTCGGGCACGAGCTGCGACGGCCGGGCATTGAGCGTCCATCGGTATTGAGCGACCTGCACTAATTGCAGGACCTCACTCTTTCGTTCCGGGCTCAAGGAGCTTACCAAGTCTTGTGACAAGCTCAGCATCAGTGAGAGTATTAAAGCTATTACCATTATTCAGATGATCAATTTCTTGAGTGTCCTTAAGACCCAATTCACGGGCAATAATATTTGGATTTAAAAGATCGGCCGCAGCTCCTTCGAATTTTTGGGTATAAAATAACTCCTTTACGCGTGTAATGATATTACAATATGCTTCCTCTTTTTCGTATTCATAAAATGTTTTTGTAGTTAGGTTTGCAAATAGACAAAATCCTTGAGCTGTCATTGCACGCATTTTTGGCACTTCTATCTCAACCCCTGTACCAAAGACCTTTAACTCATGAAGTGGGTTTTCTTCGCACCAGATAGCATATTCAATAGCTTTTTTAATAATCTCGTCTGGCTTAAACTTTTTAGGCTTTTTAAAATCATGAGCTAATCTCCAATATTGATTTCCTTTCGGTGCGGCCATTGACTTGTAATCAGGTCAATTACAATATTTTAACGCAAAATATATTTAAAACCTGATTAAAACAATAATAGATTATTTTAATTGACAAAAGGCGAAAAGTTATTAACAATGAAATTAACAATGTGGTTTTTCTTTTTTTTAAGCAAAAAAAAATAATGTTTTAAAGTCGCGAATTTTCTTTTTTTTTAATGCAATCTGCTGCTCGCGCGCGCGAATGAGAGTATACTTATATGCATACAGTAAAGTATTAACATAAAAAATCCCGGGTACTTTACTTCGCCGGGATAGTCGGCTCCTTTTCCTGGAGCCCGTAGGGTGTCGCCCCCTTATTTCTTTGTAATCGTTATGCTCATTGATACGCCGGAAGGTGTGGCTTCAATTAAGTCACGCAACTTAGAGTAAAAATCCTCTGATGTTTGTTCGTCCTCAATTTCTGATAAAGTCGTCTTAAAAGTATCAGGAAGTTTTGAGGCTTTAATTGTAAGTGGCTTTATTTTTTCAGCCTTCTTATTCAGATCTGCGATCATTTCAGCCTGAATTTCTTTGTAATTTATGAATTTTAAATCCTCCGGCCTCATTGTCTCATAGTATGCGTACTTCCAGACAAAATCCTGTATCTTGCCAAGTGCAGAAGCATAGAGCTTAAAATTCTCATCCAAAGTATCATAAAGGAGTTTTTTCAATGTGCCGCCCGAAATGCCCATCTCGTTAAAAATCTCGCTTTTCAGCTTCGTTTTGTAGGTCATCAGCACGGCGCAAATCTTGCGGAAGCGCGTAACGTAGTTAATAATGTCATCATTCATTTTTATTCCTTTCGTTAAGTATTTTGAATTGCATAATCACAATAAATACCAGGATAGCAATAACGGCAATTTCAACAATTATCTCTTTCATCTGTCATATCCTCCTACGCGCCTGATGTGTTTTTCACTGACATTGTTCCGATTACAGGCCTCTCGTATTATCCTGTTCTTGCCTATCCCTTTTTTGCCGAGCTTTTTATTTATCTCGGTAATGGTACGGTAAACCAATCGCGATGCTTCCTTGCCTGTCATTTGCCAGATCCTTTCATGCGTGTCTCTTTCCTGTGCTCTTTGTCGTAATTGTTATGGCACTTTTGACATAATGCTCTGAGATTGTCGTCTGAACAGTTCTCTGGCGTATGATCAAGATGTGCAACTGTCAGTATGACTATTGCCTTCGTTTCGGGATGTGGCTTATGGTTTTCCGCACTGCAAAACTCACATCTGTTATGTGCCCTTGCCCTTATATGCCTGGCAATGGCGATCCAGTTCGGCGGGTAACGATGTTTGTTTTCAGGCTTAATAGGCATTATTTACCTCCTCCCAATCGGCTGCGAACTCTCTCTTGAGTTCTTCGGGTGGCTTATTCATGGCTTCTTTACTTTAATCAAATTATCCATATCATAATACCAAATACCCATACTTCCCTTACAAATTTTTGGAGTATCAAATTTTTTAACATTTGTCAAAAACAATCCATAACGATCTGTACACTCAATAAATGCAGATTTGTTTTCATAATTGTCCCCACAAAGCCATCCACAAGCATCAACATATGCACTCCCGAGAATAGCACCATTGACTAACTCTTTAAGATCAATAAACATCTGCTCTTCTGTGATAAATGGATTATTTACCCACGGATCTGTCCTTAATCCCGCATGAATTAAAATTGTCCTATGAAGCAATGAAGCAAATCGGTTATGGGTTCGTGTTTCAATCGTTTTCCATTCCCTCATTATCCATGTTGCCCATGGTTGGTAGAGTGTTATTACAGGGTATATCATTTTTCTCTGCTTTTAAGGTTAATTCAATTCCTTTATCTGTAATTTCCCATTCCGCCCAATTCATACCTAAATCCACTTTCTTAATTAGGCCATCCTCGGCTAACGTGCGAAGTAATTGTAGTAATTTGGGTCTGTCATAAAGTTGCCATTCCAATCCTATTTGATGTCTCGCTCTAATAATGTCGCTTGCCTGTTTCCCGCCATTAGATAGAAACTGAAGCACCTTTATGATGTCTTTACAATAGTATTGTCGCTCCTCGGTTGATAACACCTTACTCATGGCTCTCTCTGGTTTCAAGGTATTCATCAATCTGTGGATTTGATTGCAGCTTCAGCAGTGTCAACTGCGGCATACCATTGTTCGGGTGTGGGTTGTCCTGACTCTATTCCTTCTTGTTCACAACCGTGTAAATGAACAAGTTGCGTTAATGCGGTCAGTAGTTCATCCCTCTGCTTCAGTAACTCCGAAGGCAGCA